ATGTTATGCACTTCGTCAATAATAATAAGACGATTATTAAAATATTGTTTGATGTTATTAATTTCAGCGATTTTCTTATCCTTTGGATTGAGATTCATTTCATCACTGACCATTGTTTTCTTTTTAATATAATTCGCGAATTCTCCATAACCTTTGAATGTATAATATTGATTGATAAGACTGTTAATTTGTGTAATGACTTTGGATTTAGGCACATCTTGTAGTTGAGCAGGATTGAGTTCTTTAAGTAATTCATTGCCGACGCATGTATTAAGGTTCCATACACCGGATTCAAGACGTAATTTTCTTTCGTCAAATAATTGTAATTTGAAGTTATTTTGAACGTTTGGAGAAGCGACAATAATGATTTTGTATGTGGACCCGACATTTTTAATAAAGCTTCTCATTTCTTCTGCGATACCGATAGCGGAACAGGTTTTACCGGTACCGAGTCCATGAAAGAGTAATAGACTATTGTAAGGTGTTTGTAGAGACATGAAATTCTTGACAAATAATTGATGTGGCATTAATTCAAAGTCGGCGTTGCACATTTTTTCCGAATGTGTTTTGACATCATAAATAGTACCGTCATATTGTGTGTCAAAGAATTCCTTTCTTTGTGCGATTTTAACATTGAAATTGGGATCATCATGTTCGGGATATAAAAAGTCAAAAGAAGTTTCGCCATTTTTCAAAAAATCATGATGTGTTTTTTCAGTTTCAAAAAGATATTTGTTATATTCTTTTAAATTTTCTTCTCCAGGAAATGGTTTAATATTTTCTTGTAATTCATTTATTTTATTTTTATAATATTGTTCTTCAGGTGTGATATCTGGGGATTTTTCTTCAGAGACTGCATTATCAACAATTGTTAAATTAGGTGTTTCTAAAAGTTCTCGGAGAGACATATTTTCAGCCGTCTCTACATCAATTTCTATAGGCGGACTGATCTTTTCCTCTTCTACGATGTCGCTCTCCTTTTCTTCATATTTTGCGTCATTTGTTTCTTTTTCTTGTGTAATGTTCTCGGAAGATGCAGAATTTTTATCATTTTGTTTTTCATTTTCTATAATATTGTTTAACAATACGTTCTGAATAACAAGTTCTTCTTTGTTATTAGCGGATTTTAGAGGGGCAAGAAGTTCTTTATTGATAATTTGTTCCTTAAGTTTAGCATTGATATCTTTTAACGTTTGAATTTTCATCTCTTTATTACCTAGAAGTTCTCTAATAACACTAATATTTTTATTTAATATGTTTGAATATGATAACCATTTCTCATGTCGTTTCCAAGGCACTTGCATAACGAAAGTGTCGCCATTATGTTCAAGAGTAATATCAACCGATTTCTTACATAGTTTTTGACCATTTTCCATAGTTTCGCATCTGTGATTAGGTGGACATTTGATGTTCTCTCCTTTACTATTAATACCACAGGGAATGTCATCATTACTTCCACCCTTTTTTCTACTACGTTTTAAATTAGTTCTCTTTACTTTTTTGGTTCTCATAATATAAATAAATATGAATATATATTTTATATACATATTTCTCTGATTAATTACCATTTAAATAAACTAATGGCAAGTGTTTTAACGTTTCGTATATATTAGTAAGGACTCTTTTTTTCTCTAAATTATAAGAGCGTATAACAGACATACAATCACTATAATTTTTCCATTCCATTTTATCAACTTCCGATCTTTGGAACTTATTCGTTTGCAAAGTTTCCGATTGTTTCATAAAAGCCAAATAATATTTATGTTTGTATGATTTGTAATTAGACCCCGTAAATATTTCCTCAAATGGATATATATTTTTAATATTATATAAATGTTTTCTAGAATACCCCGTTTCTTCAGAAAATTCACGTAATGCACAATCATAATCCTTTTCTTGATAATTTCTTCTACCTTTGGGAAATCCCCATTCTTGTTCTTGCCAAACACACTCACTATCACATTCATCAATAATTGTAGATAACGAGAATGAATTATTTTTTAAGGTAATACCTTTTTGTAATAAAGCGAACTTTTCACTGGATACAGACTCTTCATTTTTATATTGATTAGAAATGTTGGAATCCCCCCATACACCTGTCCACAATTCCGTGAACGTCTGCGTCTTAAGACGTTCCTTTTCATCATTTGTCATTTGCATAATCATATTTTTAATATAATCTTTATTTTGGACACTATATTTTCCTCTCATAAAATCAATAAAACCCAATGTATCTTTTCTTCTAATCATCAAAAATTGCAATTCATTATTAAAAAACCGAAATGCAACAACCCCGATGCTTGTTATTGGCATTTTACACTGGTTATATAAATGTCCTTTCTTACCACAATTATTACAATACGATTCATTCATAATTTTAATACGATATAATAAATAATAGAATATCTTTATATATTTATAAATAAGCAATGTATTTTGATCCTAAAGTGCGGACCACATCGCATTCTAAATCTTCATTGGTATAAACGTTCACCGCCGGATTTACAGTAATCCATTATAGAATCTGTTTTTCAATAATAGAGAATCGGTTTACATTGTTTTTCACAATTATGCATTACCCATATACCTAACTGTGATTGGAGAAAATGTAAAAAAAACATATGAACAACGCATGCGCGCACATAAGACCAATGTTTTTGAACTGGGCTTGCCTTTTGCAAATAAGCCTCGTTGCGGATCGTTTGTTCGTTTATTACGTTGTTTAACAAAACTGCAATCACATTTATTAGTGACATTATATAGAAGGTAGATGAACACTCATATTTATATGCACTGATTATGCTGTATAAAAAGTTAATTTTGACTACAGTTTTATCTAAATGTAAATAAAACCCGCATGTTTTAACACAATTCCAGTGTAATAATGTTGTACAATAGAGAGTAAACAACAATCCGCCTTGTATAAATTCATCATACTGGAAACAAGTAATACTTAATTGAAGAATAAAGATGGATGATAGTTTTGCATAATGTGTATATTTTTGTGGAATATATGGTTTACAACCATTCATTAGAATATAACGCGCGGATATTTATTTTATTTTATTGAAATATTATTTTCAATAAAATACGATACAATAAATAATAGAATATCTTTATATATTTATAAATAAGCAATGTATTTTGATCCTAAAGTGTGGGGGCCCCATTATTGGTTTTTTTTACATACGATTGCCGAATCGTATCCACTACATCCAAACGAAGTAACAATAAAGAAATATTATGAATTCATTCAAAATTTACCACTATTTATCCCAAATGACGATATTGCAAATACATTTAGTAATTTTTTAGACAAATACCCTGTAACACCGTATTTAGACAATAGAGAATCCTTTGTCAAATGGATGCATTTTATACACAACAAAATAAATGTACATATCGGAAAACCCGAAATTAGTTTAGAAATAGCACTTGACAAATATAGAAATAAATACAAACCGAAATATGTACATTTAGCAGAAAAAATAAACATGAGAAAGCATTATTTGTTTATAATATTTATTGTGTTAATCATATTATTAATATATTACACCTACAAATAACAATAATCTCTATTTATATTATAATTAATGAGGTTTGAACTAATTATAATAATTATTGCTGGATTAATAATCGCAAATATATACACAGAAGGCAAATATTTAAAATTATTAACTACATGGAAAAAATATTATCAAATGGCCGGTGTTGCATTTGCTGCATTAATGATTTATATATTATTTAAAAAGAATCCACTTCGTGCAAGAGAAATGGCGAAAGTATCAAACGATTATTTAAAATATCTACCGTTGGATAAAAGCACTAGTAATTTAATATCACCTATACTAGATTTCACTACAAAACAACAATTTACAGAACACAATCAATACCGTAGTCTAGACGGAGTGCAAACGAATTATCCCGTAGTATCCGTACATGACAATAATCAAACACAACGATTAATGAATTCGGGTAAAAAAGCGACAAAAAGATCAGTAAGTGAAACCAAAAAGAAGTTCGTAGCATCCAGACAAAATTGGTGTTGTGGAAATTGTAAAAATCAACTGAATGCCTGGTTTGAAGTAGATCACAAAGTAAGATTAGAGAGTGGAGGTAGCAATCATGTTGATAATTTAGTCGCACTCTGCAGAGAATGTCACGGTGAAAAAACCGCTATGGAGAACTTGTAAGCATTCTTTTGCATTTTCTATATATTTTATAAGACCAGAATAATTGTAATGTATAGGCCAATAGTTGGAAATAAACAGCTGCATAATACAAGTTGACTTCATCCCTTTGCACAAAATCATTGTAATCCGTATAATGAATATATAATATATAAGGAACATGAATAATTCTGAAGCAAATATAGGTAAGTATATAGAATGGAGCACAAATATAAATATACAACTTGTGTTGAGGAAAATATTCAAAATAAAATATTAGATTCAAGAAAAACGTATTCATGTTTAATAATAATAAACGACTTATATAATAAATATGTGAATTATGGTGAATAATTAAACCTAATGCAACTAATGAAATGCTATGATGAAATAAAATATCCGGTTTAACCTCTTTATGAAAGATGTATACATAGATATCATACAAAGCACCTCCCGCATAACCATTTAGACAGCTTATAACAAAAGGTGATTGGTAATTCACGCGATTAATATTTACATGATCAATAGTTACAAAATTATATAAAAATAACATACCGAGTGTTAAGGCTTTAATGCTAGATATAAAATAAAAAATCTGTTTACTATTTTCTACTGTTTGTGCATTGTCTTTACATATGTATCTTTTACAATCACTATTGTATATAGATAAATGTGTACTTAATAATAAACATGATGTAGTAAATATTTCATTCATTAATACTATTTTATAAATATATTTATACTATTTTAAAAATAATATAAGCAGAATATATAATGAATCAGAAACAAGAATCAGGAGCATTTAAAAGTTTAAACGAGTTTTTTAGAAATGCATACAGTAAAACAAGTTCAACAACAAATAGTGGTTTGAATGCATTTAAAAACACAGCAAATATAGACTTGTATTTAAATGTGATAGTCTTTTTAATATTACTTAATGTAGTGTTTAATGAGATGAATACCGATTATGATAATAAAAACGACCCGTATAGGAAAAAAAATATAGAGACGGGGAGATACGTGGTTGGCGTAATCGCACTTGTCATGTCATTAATATATATTGTATCCTATGCATTGAATGATTTTAATACCCCAACATGGTCTTATTATTATTACCTGTCATTAGGAGCATTAACGCTTATTTATATGTACTTTGTATTTAGTTATTACACACTGTTTAATTATTCATTTTTCGTAATACTTGCCTTAATAGTAATAGTAGGACTCGGAATCGTATTCAGCATGTTTTCAAATTATCTTAAATCATTAAGAGGTTTTCCTGGTTTCTTAACATATTTGATTTTTTATATTCCATGTTTGGTTTCGGATTTTTTTGGATATATATTAAATGAATTTAACATAACATCAAATCGCGTATTTGGCTTATTTTTCATTGAATTATTATTATTATTATTATATTTCTATTTACCAAAAATAATTAATATGAGTATAATATCAGATGGGACGCCGATTGTAGAAAATTATATATATTTGAGTTCAGAAAATGTATACCCAGTGGGA